AGACTGTAGATACATGGCATGATTTCTGCACATCAAGAAATGCAGAATGGTTCCGTGATAAATATCCAGAGGTGGTTGCTCTTGGCGACCAACTTCGTGGTCGTATTCGTGGAACTGGTATTCATGCTGCTGGTGTTGTAACAAGCAAAGAGCCAATCTTTAAGTATGCTCCATTAGAAACTCGTAGCGTTACTGGGTCCGATGATCGTATGCCAGTTGTGGCGGTAGATATGGAAGAGGCAGAGCGTATTGGTTTAATTAAAATTGATGCTCTTGGTTTAAAAACTCTCAGCGTTCTTAAAGATACTGTTGATATTATTGAAGATAGACATGGTAAAAAAATAGATCTTCTTAAAATTGATATGGATGATAAAAATGTTTATCAGATGCTTTCTGATGGATACACAAAAGGAGTATTCCAGTGTGAAGCAACCCCATATACTAATCTTTTAGTTAAAATGAGAGTAAATAATCTTTCAGAACTTGCTGCTTCTAATGCTCTTGTTCGTCCAGGTGCCATGAACACCATTGGTAAAGAGTATATTGCTCGTAAGCATGGTCGTCAAAATATTGATTATTTGCATCAGATTTTAAAGCCTTTTACAGAAGAAACATATGGGTGTATTCTATATCAGGAACAGGTTATGCAGGCTTGCGTTGAACTTGGCGGTATGACAATGGCTGAGGCTGACAAAGTTCGTAAAATTATTGGTAAGAAAAAGGATGCTAGAGAGTTTGATGAGTTCAAAGATAGGTTCATTAAAGGTGCTTCTGCTTATATTGCTCCTAATGCCGCTTTGGATTTGTGGCATGATTTTGAAGCACATGCTGGGTATTCGTTCAACAAATCACATGCCGTTGCTTACAGTACTCTCTCGTATTGGACGGCGTGGCTCAAATACCACTATCCGATAGAGTTTATGTTTGCTCTTCTTAAAAATGAGAAGGACAAAGACACAAGAACGGAGTATTTAATTGAAGCGAAAAGAATGGGCATTCCAATTAAGTTGCCTCATATTAATGATTCGGATAAAGATTTTAAAATTGAAGGTAAGGGTATTAGGTTTGGACTTTCAGCAATTAAGTATATATCTGATACTATCGCTGATCGTTATATTGCTGCTAGACCATTCAAGTCTTTTAAAGAAGTAGAAGAATTTACATTTACAAAAGGTAACGGAGTAAATAGTCGTGCATTACAGGCTATGAATGCTATTGGCGCACTTACATTTCCAGACAACCCAGCCGATGCAGAAAGAGTTAAGGAAAACTTATACGAGTATCTTAACCTTCCTGAATTTAATATGCCAGTTCCACAACATTACTATGCTTATATAAATGATATTGAAGAGTATGAAGAAAAAGGCGCATTTATTTTGATGGGTATGGTAAAATCAATTAAGAGAAGTAAAGGGTGGTCAAGGGTAGAGTTGTTAGATAAAACAGGAAGTGTGGGTATATTTGATGAAGAAAATACCACTATTGAGGCTGGTCGTACTTATATTGTTGTTGCAAGTGATAATCGGGTTGTATCTGCAGTACCTGCTGATGAAATAAAAGATTCTAAAGATCCGCTTGTTAAATTTTTAAATTATAAAATGTTGCCGTATAAAGATGATGAAATGTTTGTAGTTTCATTTAAGCCAAGAACTACTAAGGCTGGAAAGAAGATGGCATCTCTTACTCTTGCTGATTCGGGTCGTGAATTACATGCAGTCACAGTATTTCCAACAACATTTGCAAAAGCGTATATGCACGTAGAGGCTGGCAATGTATACAAGTTTGAGTTTGGTAAAACAAAAGATGGCACAGTGATAATGGAGGATGTAGTAAATGTTTGATGATTTAGCAGAAGAAATACATAAAAATGCTGTTAGCAAAGGATTTTGGGATAGAACAGTAGACCCTATATTTGTAGCAAAGCAAATGATGATGATTGTTTCTGAGGTTGTAGAAGCAATGGAGGCTCTTCGTAAAGAGATGGATCCAGATCAAATGTCAGATGAGTTTGCAGATATTATTATTCGTACCCTTGATCTTTATGCTGGCATGGTAGAGGCAGGGTATATGAAGAAATCTCTTGACTATGCTATTAAAGAAAAGATGGAAAAGAATTCTAGTAGACCAATGAAGCATGGGGTAAGATTCTAATGACAGTAACTATTGAAGATGTATTATCACAGTTAAATCCTAAACTAAGAAAAAGTATTTTAGTAGGAGATGAAGTTCCTAAAACGGAATATGCTGCAACACCAAGTTTTGGTTTAAATCGTGCACTTAATGGTGGATTGCCATATGGTAGACAGGTTCTTGTCTGGGGCAGCAAGTCTAGCGCTAAGTCATCACTTTGTTTACAAATGATAGGAATAGCACAAAAAGAAGGTAAGGTCTGTGCTTGGATTGATGCAGAAATGTCATATGATAAAACATGGGCAGAAAAACTTGGGGTAGATACATCAAAACTAATAGTTTCTCAAGCCAGAACTATTAATGAAATGGTAGATGTAGGCGTTAATCTTATAGAGGCTGGTGTAGATATGATAGTTGTTGACTCTATTACATCTTTACTTCCTGCCATTTATTTTGAAAAAGACTCAACAGAGTTAAAGCAACTAGAAAATACAAAACAAATTGGTGCAGAATCTCGTGACTTTAGTAATGCATGGAAGATGCTTAACTATGCAAATAATAAGGTAAAGCCAACATTGCTTGTATTAATTTCACAATCTAGAAATAATATTAATGCAATGTATACAAGTCAACAGCCTACTGGTGGACAGGCTACTAAGTTTTATTCGTCTACTGTAATTAAATTATTCTCGTCTGAATCAGATAATCAGGCAATCAAGGGGAAAATACATGTTGGAGATAAACTCATTGAAGAAAAGATTGGTCGCAAGGTTCGTTGGGAATTACAGTTCTCTAAAACTTCGCCTTCCTTCCAAAGTGGTGAGTATGATTTCTATTTTAGAGGTGACAGTCTTGGCATCGATACTATTGGCGATCTTGTTGATACCGCCGAACTTGCTGGTTTGGTTAATAGAACTGGTGCGTGGTACCAACTAGAAGATGGAACCAAGGTACAAGGTCGTGATGGATTGATTAACAGAGTAAAAGAAGATTTAGATTTACAAAATATGTTGAAAAATAAACTTTCAAATGTCTAAAGAAAAATTTTCTATCTATCCTGGAAAATTTCCTTGTAGAACATGCAAAGAAGAAGTTTTAACTATGAGGGTATATATAGAAACTGGAATTGCAACTTGGATGTGTTCTAACAAGCATCTATCTAAGTCTCAACTGTTTCAAGTCGGTTACAAAAAGAAAAAGGACTATGAGCGAGAAAAGTGAAAGTAAAAGAATAGGTGCCAAGCAACATAAAAATTCTGGTAGAAATACCAAGAAGGGGGATGCTACTTGGAGAAATTTTGTTGTTGATTTTAAAGAAACAGCAAAATCTTTTACGATAAACCAAGATGTGTGGGCTAAAGTTGTAACAGATTCAATAAAAGCGGGCACTGATAAATCTCCAGCCATAGTAGTAATACTTGGAGAAGGCAATAAAAAAACTCGTCTTGCTATAATAGAATTTGATTTATTAGATCAACTAACGTGGGAGGTTGAAAATGGCAGAACAAATTGAACCTGCTAAGACTACTATAGATATGGTAAATGGTCTTAGTGAGATTGCTGACTATATGAAAGATGAAGAACTTACTACTGCTCTTACAATGATTGCCAAACTTATTGTAAAGCCAGATATTCCACCACAAGTGGCAAGTCTTGAAATAGTAAGACTTCAGGCGATTGCAGCAAAAATGTCATTCAGGGCTACGTGGATGACAAATGTAGATAAAACTGATAGAGGAAAGAAAAACATTTATTACACAGCAGCAGAAGCAATTAATGACTTGGTATCTGCATTGAAATACATAATGCGGTAACTGATATAATAGATAAAAAGGATTCTAATGACTAAAAACTTGATAAAGCAGATGATGAAAAGGGCTGATGATACATCTCATATCCTTGATAGCGCTGCTCTTATAGAAAAAATTAACAGTGGCTACATAGCCAAACAAGAACCTAAATATACCAAGAAAAAGACGTTTGCTCCATCTAGCCTTGTGTTTGGACATGGCGAATGTCCACGATACTGGTACCTTGCTTTTGAAGGCAATATATTCGAAAGCAATAATGACGCATATGATATTGCCAATATGAATGCTGGAACTATGTCCCATGATAGAATTCAACAGGCTATGTTGGACTCTGGAATAGCAAAGAAATTTCTTGATGAAAAATATTTTGATGAAACTGGTAAAGAAAAATATACAACAGAATTTAAGGTTGCCCATTCAGATCCTCCAATTTTTGGCTGGGGAGATGCAATGCTTGAAATAAAAGATGAAGAAATAGTTGGCGAAATTAAAACTATGAAGTCTGAGTCTTTTGAATATTATAAAAATAAAAGTGAGCCAGCAGATTATCATGTAAAGCAATTAATAATTTACATGAAGGTATTAAAAAAAGCAAAAGGCGTATTGATATATGAAAATAAAAACAATCACGATCTTCTTGTATTTCCAATAGAGGTAACAGAAGAATACAAAAATTGGATTGATAATAGTTTTGACTGGATGCGTATAGTTTATAAATCATGGAAAGATAAAACTATTCCACAGAAAAACTATAGAGCAAACTCTAAGATATGCAAAGGTTGTCCTGTAAAGGCTGCCTGTGCTGCTGCAGAGCCAGGGGTAGTAAAAATAAAATCTCTTGGGGGATTGAGTGAAACTTTGTAGTCATTTCGGTTGTAACAAATATTTTGAACCTAGGGTTAGTTATCAGGTTTATTGCAGTGAAACCTGCAGAGATTTGGCTACAAGAGAAAAGATTGCAGAAAGATATTTAATTACAAAAAGATTAAAAAGAAAAAAGAAGGATAGAAAATGTTTAGGTGGATGTGGTTTAAAACTATCTATTTATAATGACTCTGGATTTTGTGCTAACTGTAATGTTAGTAAAAAGGCGGTAGATAAAATGTTAAAAGAAATAAAAGGATACTTTGATTATGAGCAAGATTAGTCAGCCAGCAAATATTTGTGCTATTGACGCTAGTACTAATAGTCTTGCCTTTGCATTTTATACATATAAAACCTTAACTGGATATGGAAAAATAAACTTTGAAGGTGCGAATATATATCAAAAGGTAATAGATGCTACTGCTAAGACTAGGGCTTTGTTTGATCATTATAATATGGTAAAGACTATTGTTATTGAACATACCGTTTTTATGAACTCCCCAAAAACTGCAGCAGATCTTGCATTGGTCCAGGGAGCAATTCTTGGCGGTGCTGGGCTGGCAGGTATTTCTACAATTGGCAGGGTATCTCCAATAACATGGCAAAACTACCTAGGTAACAAGAAACTATCTAAAGAAGAACAATTACAGATAAGAGCAGTAAACCCTGGTAAATCATTATCTTGGTATAAAACATATGAGCGTGACTTTAGAAAGAAAAGAACAATAAAGTTGTTAGAAATAGCATATGATAAAAAGATAGATGATTATGATGTGGCAGATGCAGCAGGTATTGGGCATTGGGCTATTAATAACTGGGACAAAGCAGTAGGATTTGACAAGGAGTAGCCATGGGTGCTAAAATGTATCAGAATGAATTATGGCTTAAGAAGCGTTATCATATGGATAAAAAAAGTCCAGAAGATATTGCTAAAGAGTGTGGGGTAAGCGTAGAAACAATCTATGTTTATCTTGCTAAGTTTGGGCTAAGAAAATCAAAGAGGTAGGCATTATGAAAAAGTTATTTGTAATAGCAACTATTGCTAGTGCCGTTGGCATTGCGTATGCTCTTTATACACTAAAAGATTTACCAGATGCATTTGATTTTAATTTAAATGAAGAGGAAGATAATGACTGAAAAGTTTAACATTGTAGTAGATCAAGTCAATCATCCAACACACTACACATCAGATCCGTCTGGTGTTGAGGCTATAGAAATTACACGCCATCGTAATTTTAATATTGGCAATGCATTTAAATATCTTTGGAGGGCAGGACTTAAAAATGAAGAAACTCACACCGAAGATTTAAAAAAAGCAATATTCTATATTCAAGATGAAATTAATAGACTAGAAGGAAAATATGAGCGACACTGAGATTGAACTAGTAAAACATCTTGATGAAGTAAATAAAGTTGTAGAAGAGTACCTAAAGGGTAATGATCCAACTAAAATTGCAAAGACTCTTACTATTCCACGTACTCGTGTAGTTGCACATCTAAATGAGTGGAAGGCTATGGCATCTGCTAATGACGCTATTCGTGCTCGTGCTAAGGATGCTTTGGTTGGAGCGGATGCACACTATACAAAATTAATTCAACAAGCATATGAAGTTATTGATGATGCTACTACCACAGCAAATCTTACTGCCAAAACTCAAGCAATTAAACTTGTTATGGATATTGAAGCAAGAAGAATTGACATGCTACAAAAGGCTGGACTATTAGAAAATAAAGAGTTGGCAGAAGAGATGATTGAAATTGAACGCAAACAAGAAGTTCTTGTTAACATTCTTCGTGATATTGCCTCTGAGCATCCAGAAGTACGTGATTTAATTATGCAAAGACTTTCCGCTATTGCAAAAGAAGGGGAAGTGATTACGGTTGTCCACCAAGTTCAATGATTTTTTTGAAGCGCTTCAAGATAACCAGTTTGATGAAAATCCTGTAGACGTAAAAACATTTGTTGAATCTCCAGATTTTTTAGGTCAGCCACCCCTGTCTGCAATTCAGTATGACATTGTTGAAGCAATGAGTCAAATTTATCGTAAAGAAGATTTACATATATTAATGGGAACTGAGCAAGGTGATAAGCATTTTGCTAAATATACTAAGAATGAAATTATTCTTCAACTTGGAAAAGGTAGCGGTAAAGACTTTGTTTCTACTGTTGCCTGTGCTTATGTTGTATATAAACTACTATGCTTAAAAGATCCTGCAAGATATTATGGCAAACCTTCTGGTGATGCTATTGATATTATCAACGTTGCTATTAACGCAGAGCAGGCTAAAAATGTTTTTTTTAAAGGTTTTAAGACAAAGATTGAAAAGTCTCCGTGGTTTGCAGGAAAATATGATCCAAAGGTAAACTCTATTGGTTTTAATAAATCAATTACAGTTTATTCAGGACACTCTGAGCGTGAATCACATGAGGGTCTTAACTTATTTATGGCGGTACTTGATGAGATTTCTGGTTTTGCTACAGAGGTAGGAACAGGAAATGATCAAGGTAAAACTGCTGACAATATATATAAGGCATTTAGAGGTACGGTAGACTCTCGTTTCCCAGATCTTGGAAAAGTAGTTCTTCTATCATTCCCCCGCTATAACGGTGACTTCATTTCAAAACGGTATGAAGATGTAATTATGGAAAAAGAAGTAATAGAAAGACGACACAAGTTTATTATTAACGAAGAATTACCAGAAGGACCAGATAATGAATTTGAAATAGTCTGGGAAGAAGACCATATTAAATCATATAAATACCCCAGAATGTTTGCACTTAAAAGACCTACATGGGAAGTAAACCCTACAAGAAAGATTGATGATTTTAAGATTGCATTTTTAACAGACTTAGGAGATGCCATGATGCGTTTTCTTTGTACCCCAACCTATTCATCAGATGCATTTTTTAAACAAAAAGAAAAATTAGAAAAGTGTATGACATTAAGAAATCCTATAGATTCTCACAGAAGGTTTGATTTGACTTTTAAGCCAGACCCTGATAAAGTATATTATGTTCATGCTGACCTTGCACAAAGGCACGACAAATGTGCAGTTGCTATTGCACATGTTGAACGATGGGTAAACATTCAGGTAATTAAAGATTATCAACAGGTTGCCCCAATAGTTGTTGTTGATGCCGTTGCATGGTGGGAGCCAAAGGTAGAAGGTCCAGTTGACCTATCTGAGGTAAAAAAGTGGATTATTAATCTTCGCAGAGAAGGGTTTAATATTGGTATGGTTTCGTTTGACCGTTGGCAATCCTTTGATATTCAACAGGAATTAAAGGCGGTAGGAATGAGGACTGATACCGTTTCAGTAGCCAAGAAACATTATGAGGATTTGGCTATGATGATATATGAAGAGAGAATCGCAATGCCTATGATTCCTTTGCTTCTTGAAGAGATGGGTGAACTAAAGATTATGAAAAATAATCGTGTAGATCATCCACGCAAGAAATCTAAGGACTTAGCGGATGCTGTTTGTGGGGCGGTATTCGGAGCAATTTCCCACACAAGTAGGGACTCTAATCTAGAGATTGATGTTCATACTTGGAGTTCTGCCACCCGACTTGCAGAAAAGCAGAGGGCTATGGTAGAATTAGATACTAGGGAAATTCCTGACGATGTTCAAGATTTCCTTAATGAATACAAACTAATATAAAACGATGAATTATAGAGGAGAAAAATGAATTCATTTAAGAAGATCGCTCTTGGCGTGGTTGCAGCCCTGTCATTGAGCACAATTGTCGCAACACCTGCAAGTGCTGCCCCAATGACAGTGGCAATCACGGTTAATGGTTCTGCTCCGACAAACAATGGTTTGTCAACAACAGCAGCCGTAGCACTTCCAGTTCCTTCAGATAACTCTGTAGATGCAACAGACGCTCTTAAGTTTGTTGCCACAGTAGATACTGGAACAGCAGTTACAGTTTCAGCAACAAATGCTTCAATCATTCTTGCAACTGCTACATCTGCTGCACCAGTAACAGCATCTGCTGGATCTGCTTCTGCAACCATTGCAACTGGTACAGGCACAACTGCAACATTCTTTGTCTTTACAAAGACTATTGCTGTTGGTACTGTTGTAATTACAAACCAGGGTACAACCACAACATATTATGTTCAGGGTACTGCAGGTAACGTAAATACAGTTTCTGTTGCTGGAGATGACACTGCTGCATCAGGAACACAAAAGACTTATACAGTTACAACTACTGACGTATTTGGTAACAAGGTAACTGGCGTTGCTCTTAATGCAACTGTTTCTAACGGAACACTTGACACAGTAACTGCAACAACTGGATCTGGACTAACAAACTTTGGAACCGCTGACTTTAAGGTAACAATGGCTGCTTCTGGCAATGCTGTTGCTATTTTTGGTCTTGGTGCCTCTGTTACAGCACAGTCTGCAATTGCAGGTTTTGCTACTCCAGTTCTAACAGCATCAAAGGTAGTTGCAAATCGTGATCTTGCAACTGAACTTGCATCAATGACTGCTGCTCGTGATGCTGCTAATGCTGCACTTGCTGCAGAAAAGGCTGCTTCTGCAAAGGCTCTCGCTGATGCAAAGTTGCTTGCTGATGCAGAACTAATCAAGGTAAAGGCTGAACTTGCTAAAGCAAATGCTGACTCTGTAACCGCTAAGGTTGCTGCTGATAAGGCTATTGCTGATGCAACTGCAGAACTTGCTAAGGTAAAGGCTGACAACGCTGCAGCACTTGTTGCAATGAAGAAGTCATTCAATGATCTTGCTAAAAAGTGGAATGCAAAAAATCCAAAGGCAAAGGTCAAACTAGTTAAGTAATTAACTATTAAAGATTAGGGCGCAGAGCAATCTGCGCCTTTTTCTTTTGTCGTGATATAATATGCTTATCTATATAGTTAAATAGGAGCATAAAATAAACAAATCGCTACGCATAATTGCAGCGGTGGGAATAATTTTTGGAAGTTTATTTGCTTTCCCTCAAAGTTCATGGGCAGCCTGCCTAAACTCATATCAGACTCAGACTCTTGCAGCAGCATATGAAGGTGATGATGTTCCTACGGTTCATACCATAGAGGCTTGTGGAGGAGATGATGTTTCTTATCAGATCCCAATTGCTACTACAATTAATTTTGACGGTGTACAGTATAGTGCTGTATATGCAACAACGAACTCAGTAATTACATTTGGAAACCCAGACAACACTTACTGGGATTATCCACAAACACCCTCTATATCTTTATACTCAATGGACTGGGTTATATATCCATCTACTGCTGGATGGGGTAGACCTGATGAATCCATGATCATTAGTTATAGTGAGGGTGGATTTCAAATAGATATGAACCTTAGACCAATATGGTTACAAAGTCAGCCAGAACCAGTTAATATTGTTATTAATGCTGCTATTACTAATACTGGTGGTTTAGCAATTTCTTATAGTACTGCTTTTCCAGCCACAGGTGTTGCTGAGAACTATGCTGGTTTAAGAACAGGCGTAAGGCTACATAATGGACAGGTTGTTTCATTAGAATCTGCTGGATTTTATGAAGTACAAGATCCAGAAAGTTTAGAGTTAACAGCAGCACCAGTAGATGAAGAAACATATGTTCCAGGACAACCACAAGAACCTGCTGGTCCAACACAAGAAGAAATAACATTTCAAGAAGAGGCTAGAGTAACTGCATCATTAATTGCAAATGCTATTGCCGCTGCTCAATCAACTGTAATTGCTGAACCAGATCCAACTCCTGAAATTATTGTAGAGCCAACACCAGAGCCAGAGACAACAACAGACTCAGATCCTACCCCAGAACCTGATGTTGAAATAGAGCCAGAAATTATTACTCCAGAGGATCCAAGATTCCCTGATAATGCAGAGCAAACTGAACCAGAAGATTCCAATCCTTCTCCAAGCCCTGATACCACAGATGTGGAGAACGAAGAGATTGATCCAACTCCAGAGCCTTCACAAGAGCCTTCACCTCAGCCAACGGATATAGATTTAGATGTAACTCCTGAACCAGAGCCAACTCCTGACGAACCTTCTGAAGAACCATCACAAGAAGATACTATCATAAATCTTGTTCCACAACAAGGTGAAGGTACTACAGAAGATTTAAGCAGAGTTATTGCTAACCTTACAAGTAAAGATAATAAAATAATTAAACTTACAGCAGATCAAATGGCTGCAATTGGAAATACATTGTTAGCATTGACAGAAGAAGCAAAAGTAGATGTAGCAGAAAATCTTGGCGTAAAAACTAATGAAGTAGATATTCTTGCAAAATCAGCAAAAGATAACCCAGCAGTTGCTATTGCTATTGCAACATTTGCTGACAAGGCAGAACAAAATGCAGATGCCCCAATGCCATATACGGTAGCAGATGCTATTACTGAGGCTCAAGCAGACCAGTTTCTATCTGATCCGTTAGGAGCATTGACAAACATAGATTTTGATAAGGTTTTTAGCCCATCTGAATGGGGCAAAGATATGACAGATGACCAAAGAGAAAAAGTTCAAGAGGTAGTGGTCCCTGTTATTTTAGTAGGAAATATAGTTAGTTCTGTTATGTCAATAAGGAGGTTATAATATGAACATGATTAAGAAGATAGTTAAAAGTCTACTTAAGTGGTTTAAGGCTGCAATTATTGAAAGTATTGCTCAGGTATTTACCATTTTGGGCTTTTTTATTGCTTGGCTTACCCTCACAGGTACCGCACAGCAAATTGTAGGTATAGCAACCCTAGTATCAATAGTGCTATGGCTAATCACTATCCCTCTTCGTGAAGAAAAGGAATAACTGATATAATGGTGGGTATGATCAGGATAATTGGAGTAGCCCTTTTAGGACTACTATTAACGGGATGTGGCTATGACGGTCATTATCGTTATCCTTGCCAAGATCCAACAAATTGGGAAAAGGCAGAATGTAATCCACCAATTTGTGAACCTGTTGGACTATGCTCAAAAGATTTAGTTGGAAAAACAACATGGGATAAATATCAAAAAACAAAAGGGGTAGGTAATGAGTAAAGAAAGATTAAGTCCACAAGAATTAGATGCAAGATTAAAATTTATTCTAGGAATTACTCTTGGTTCAATTTTATTTTTAACTTCGGTTGGAATTCTATATGGACTATTGTTTGTAACACAGCCAGTAGGATCACAATCAGAAAATGATAAGATGTTCTTCAATGTGCTTGGATCTGTTGCAACATTTATTACAGGAACATTGGCAGGATTATTAATTGGTCAGTCTGGTGCTAAAGATATTATGAAAGCACAACTTGACAATAAAGAAATGGATGCTAAGAATACTCAAGCAGATAAAAAACTTGAAGCAGAAATTGATGCAACTATGGCAAGACTTGCAGCAAAGCCAGATGGTCAAATGCCAGAACAGCAACCAGTAGATGAGGATTGGGATAAGGATTAATTATGTCAGAAATGGGAACAGCAGCAAAATTAATTGAAATAGCCAAAGAAGAAATTGGTTATATAGAAGGTCCTAAAGACAACGAAACAAAGTATGGTGCTTTCACTAAGGCTAATTTTCAGCCATGGTGTGGATCATTTGTTATGTGGTGTGCTGATAAAGCAGGAGTAAAAGTTCCAAACACTGTCTATACTCCAGGTGGAGCAGCAGCATTTAAGAAGTCTGGTCGTTGGTATGATGCACAAATTTGTGATCCAGAGCCAGGAGATATTGCCTATTTTGATTTTCCAGGAGATGGCGTAGATCGTATTTCTCATGTTGGCATTGTTATTAAAGACAATGAAGATGGAACTGTATGGTGCATTGAAGGCAACACTTCAGGGGACCCAAAGAAATCACAGCGAAATGGCGGAGAAGTTGTAAAGAAACTTCGTGCATATAAGAAGAATAAAAAGGCTGTTCAGGTATCTATTGTAGGATTTGGTCGCCCCAAGTTTAAAGGGGCTTCACAGGCTGAATCTAAGCCTTCTGAGGCTGTTTCTGCGCCCAAGACCTGCCCAACTTGTGGTCAAAACATTAAATAAAGCCTATTTGACGTATTAAAATCTTCCTGGTATACTAAAGGAACAACAATAGTCTGGGGTGAAAATGACCTGTATAGTCGCTGTAAAAGATGCAATAGACAATAAAATCTGGATGGCTGGAGATCGTGGTATTTCAGATGATAATTCTATTGGTGTTGGATCAAGTCCAAAAATTTGGAAAAAAGAAGGATATCTATTTGGATATGCTGGATCTATGGATGGGGATAGAATAAGACATTTATTTGTACCACCACAGTTTGAGGGTCGTGGAAGTGTTGACAAATTTATGTATAGTAAATTTCTTAAATCTCTTAGAAAATTTTATGAAGAGTGGTGGGTTGATACATCTTCATCTGGTGATTTTGGTATGATAATTTGTATTCGTGGAAAAATATATGAACACAGTGCTGGTGATATGTCATTAACACAATACGAACAAGATTACTTAACTATGGGGTCTGGTGGAGATATTGCTTTAGGATCGCTTTATGCTACACAAAAAACAAAAGATACAAGAAAAAGAGCAGTATCAGCAGTTCAGGCTGCTATTAATCACTCTCCAACTTGTAAAGGTCCTATTGACATTCTAAGCATTTAGGTATATACTAAATATATGAATCATATGACTGAAGAGGATTTGTCTCCAGATGAGCAAGAGTTTGGCATTTGGTTACAGAACGGTATTGAAAGAGGTTGGGTTAGTGATCCATATTGCCACACACATGATGGTGGTATGCAATATATGAGTGAAGAAGAGTTAGAAGAATGGGAAGCAGGAGGCGACCCATGCGAACACGTTATTAGAATATTTATCTAATATAAAAGGAGAAAAATGAAAAAGGTAGTGGGGCTACTAGTAATTCTATTTACTGCTGCATTTTTGCCAGCGGTATCAGCAAATCAAAAACCATCAATAGCAATTATTGATACAGCAATTGACACCTCTGTTGTCAATGTAATTCATGAAGTGTGCTTAATGGAAGAAAAACGTTGTCCAAATAAACAAGCATTCATGGAAGGTCCTGGGGCAGCAACGCTTCCAGCAAGCCAACTATATAAGAACATGTTTGATCACGGTACACAAATGTCTTCAGTTGCTAAATTTATTGGACCTGATGTTAATATTGTATTTATTCGCATTGTTCCAATGACAAATAGTGGAACTCTTGGAATCTATACTGACAATACTATTAATGAAGCATTAAAGTGGGTTGTTTCAAATAAAACTAAATTTAATATTGTTGCAACATCTGTTTCTTTTGGATCAAATAGATTTGCAAGAAAAGGTCATTATTGTCCAG